TGGCTTTTGAAGACACTGATACGGTTAGCCTTCCAGTGGGAGATAGTAATGATACTGTTGTTTCTGGGAGTTATGATCTTATCGTAGACGGAGCACTTGATGATGTTAAGTCAGCATCAGATTGGTCTTACCGAAATAAGTTTGAGTCGTATGATACGTTAGCCAAAGGCGATTCGTTTGGATATGTCGGGCAGTTAGCAGGTTATGCTAAAGCTTCAGGTAAGAGAGTAGGCGGTTGGTGGGTTGTAAACAAAGCCAACGGTGGCATCAAGTATGTACCTGCTGACAACCTTGACATGGAAGTAGAGATGGACAAGATCAAACAGACTGTGGAGACAGTCAACAAGAACGAGTTCAAACGATGCTTCAAAGCTGTACCTGAGTTCTTTAGGGGTAAACCTACAGGCAACATGGTACTTAATGATGGTTGCAAGTTCTGTGACTATCGACATGAGTGTTGGCCTAACATGGTAGAAGAGCCATCACGAATGTCAAAAGCAAAAGACCCTAAGATAGTGGCATACATAGAGGATTAAACATGATAGGAGAATCAGAGTTAGATGAGTTACAAGATAACATCAAGGCGATGGAACAGGAACTCATGGAGAAGAAGAAAGCTTTACGAGACGCTAAGTACACAGGACTACGTACTGCAATGCAAGCTCGTAAGGATGCAGATGAAGCTATCCGTCAGGAGCTAAAGGACTTGGGTTACTCACAACCACCATCCTTTAATCAGCCTTTACACTGGCACTGGAAGTTCTAGTGGACGGTAGGCGCTTTAAACATGCGCTAAAGCAGGGGTATAGGAGTGGTCTTGAGATTAAAGTCAAGGACTATTTGAGAGAACGTAAGGTACGTTTTAAGTACGAGTCTCTTAAAATAGAATGGGAAGACTTGATGTACCGCACCTATACTCCTGACTTCATATTGAGCAATGGTTTAATAATAGAAGTAAAAGGAAGGTTCACATCAGACGATAGGCGAAAACACTTAGCTATAAAAAAACAACACCCTAACCTAGATATACGCTTTGTGTTTGAGAGCAGTAAGCGTAAGTTAAGTAAGGGTGCTAAGAGTACCTATGCCTCTTGGTGTGAACGACATAAATTTTTGTATGCAGACAGGGTTATTCCAGAAGAATGGTTGAAAGAAAAAGGTAAAGACAGTCACCCAGACTTTGTAGAGTTTCCTTATGAGAAAATAAAAAGGAGATGACATGAAAGAAGAACAAACCTTTATTAACTTTGACCCTAACGATTTCATTATAAGGATATCCCCTGTGGTGGAGAATGGGGAATGGTCAGGAGATATTAACGTAGGTCAGGTAACAACAGATGCAAATACATTATCGGATGATGACTATGGACATCTTAGTATCTTGACAGACATGTTGGTATGTGCTATTCCTTTAATAGAGGAAAGACCAGACATAAGAGATGAGCTATACAAACTAGCACAAGAACAGTATGGAGAGAATAAACCTACGATACAGGAACGTAAAGGAAATGTATTAACGGTAAATTTTAATTAGAAGGAGAACACGAATGGTACATATGGCAGATACAATTAACACACTTACATTAGGAGACACAACTATTACACTAGACGATCCTGTTAATAGTCCTAAACATTATAACCAAGCAGGTATCGAATGTATTGATGCCATTCGTGCTGCTACTGATGATGGTTTCGAGTACTATCTACAGGGTAACATTATGAAGTACCTATGGAGATACAAGTACAAGAATGGATCAGAGGACTTGAAGAAAGCCCAATGGTATTTGGATAAACTAATAGAGGTGGTTGATGATAGTTAAAGTATTTCTTACATTAGACATTGATGAAGAAGAGTATCACGTTCCTGTGGACGGTTTCATTGACCCCGAAATAGAGGACGCACTAAAAGATTTCATTCACGATGTGGATGGTATTAAAATTAGAAACATGAAAATAATAACACAGGAGTAGACATGAATAATTATTTACCAACAGACTACCAAGCGTTCATACATACCTCTCGTTACGCTAGATGGTTAGAGAAAGAACAAAGACGAGAGAGTTGGGGAGAGACAGTAGAACGTTACATGGATAATGTTGTACGTAAGATTGCAGGAGATGACAGTTACATCAATCAGATACGTGACGCTATACTTAGCTTAGATGTAATGCCTAGCATGAGAGCCATGATGACAGCAGGAGCAGCAGCAGAGCGTGATAACATCTGCATGTACAACTGTTCATACCTTCACGTAGATCATCCCCACGCCTTTGACGAAGCAATGTTCGTGCTCTTGTGTGGTACTGGGGTTGGTTTCAGCGTAGAGCGTCAGTTCATTAGCAAGCTTCCCGAAGTGCCTGAATTGTTTGAGAGTGATACTACCATTGTGGTAAAGGACAGCAAGGAAGGGTGGGCTAAGTCTTATCGTCAATTGTTGGCTCTTCTATGGGCAGGTGAGATTCCACAGTGGGATGTAAGCAGAGTTAGACCTGCAGGTTCTAGGCTAAAGACATTCGGTGGTAGGGCTAGTGGACCTGCACCGTTGATTGATCTGTTTAACTTTACGGTACAGACATTTAAAAATGCACAAGGTAGACAGCTTAGTTCACTGGAATGTCACGACATGATGTGCTTCATTGGTCAGGTAGTTGTTGTTGGTGGTGTTAGACGTAGTGCTATGATATCTCTGAGCAACCTGAGTGATGATCGTATGCGTCATGCTAAGTCAGGTCAGTGGTGGAACGAGGCTGCACATAGGGCGTTAGCGAACAACAGTGTGTCGTATACAGAAAAGCCAGACTCAGAAACATTCATGCGTGAGTGGTTGGCATTAGTAGAAAGTAAGTCAGGTGAGAGAGGGATATTTAATCGTGAGGCATCTAAGAAACAAGCTGCTAAGTATGGCAGACGTGATCCTAACTTTGAGTTCGGAACTAACCCTTGTAGTGAGATTATACTACGATCAGGTCAGGTATGCAATCTTACAGAAGTTGTGGTACGAGCCACAGATACGATTGAAGACTTGGAAAGAAAAGTCAAGTGCGCCACAATACTTGGGACGATCCAAAGCACGTACACCAAGTTCCCATATCTGCGAAAGGTGTGGCAGCGAAATACAGAAGAAGAGCGTCTGCTTGGTGTGTCACTCACAGGGGTAATGGACAACCCATTAATGACAACAAAGAACAAAGGATTGGAGAAGACACTTGAGCATCTACGTGAAGTTGCGGTGGCTACTAACGCTGAGTGGGCTAACCGTCTTGGTATTAATCCTAGTACAGCAATATCGTGCAACAAACCATCGGGGACTGTCTCGCAACTCGTGGACTCAGCCAGTGGGATACATGCACGTCATAACGACTATTACGTTAGAACCGTTAGAGGAGATAACAATGATCCCCTTACTACCATGATGAAGGATCAGGGTATACCTGCTGAACCTTGTGTGTTTAATCCTGACACTACTACAGTGTTTAGCTTTCCAATGAAAGCACCACACAAAGCTGTTACTCGTAATGATCTGTCAGCAGTTGAGCAGTTAGAGACATGGCTAATGTATCAACGCCATTGGTGTGAGCATAAACCTAGCGTCACCTGTACTGTGCGTGACGATGAGTGGCTAGAGGTAGGAGCATTTGTGTACAAACATTTTGATGAGATGTCAGGTGTGTCATTTTTACCACACTCTGATCATACTTATCAGCAAGCACCATATCAGGATTGCACTAAGGAAGATTATCAGGCATTACTAAAGAAGATGCCGAAAGCAATTGACTGGTCATTACTCTCTGAGTATGAGAAAGAAGACGGTACAAGTTCGAGTCAGACGTTTGCCTGTACTGGTGACGTTTGTGAAGTAGTAGACATTGGAGCGTAAAGGAGAAACATATGTTAGAACCAATTAAAGGATCATATTATAGAAAGTTTCAACCACAGTCTTACAAAGAGAATGATAGTAAGGCTAAGATAGTAATAACAAACTACTTAGAGAATAACGGACACACTATTCTTGACACAGAGGAAGACTTCTCTTTTGATATAAAGAGTGAAAAGAATAGTGATAGGTACTACAGTGAAGTAGAGATGAAGAACCAATGGACAGGTGATTGGAATCCTAGATGGACAGAGATACGAATACCATACCGAAAGTACAGGCTCATTAATAAATACAAACAGATGCAGGGTAACAAAACGTTCTGTAACTTTTACATCATACGTAGAGACTGTGAGAAGGCGTGGAGAATAAAAGACTACCAACTCACAAAAGAATGTGCAAAGGAGATATGGTTAGATAACGCTAAACGTTATGAGTATTTCTTTCACATACCATACCAAGAAGCTGAACTAGTAAACATAGCATAGGGAGAGTAAGATGAAACAATTAACTCGCAAACAACGTGGCCTTGGCAAGTACGATGCACCGTTAAGATACCAACACGATAAAGGTTACAATGATTTTAAACATGGGCGTGTGTTTAATCCATTCCATGAGGACACTATGCAGCACAGGGAGTGGTTACGTGGGTTTAACAAAGCCTACTTTGAGCAACTTAAAAGGGTAAAGGTGTATGAATCTAAAGCAAGAAGCAGATCAATTTCTGGAGGAGAGGTACGGCATGTCTGATTTTAATTCATATCAAAGGTCAGCATCAGGTACAGCAATCTAT